GGATATGTCCTGAACTGCTTATGGCAATGTGTTGGCGGCAATCGAGTTGTAACCCTGATGCGGTAAATGGAGATTGCATTGGTGTTATGCAGGTGTCGGTTACATGGCACACGGACCGTATGGCAGATATCGGAGCAACGAGCCTGACGGATCCCGAAGATTGTATCAATGTAGCTGCCGATTATTTAGCAGATCTAATAACAGAATATCCAGACGTGCCTACCTGTTTGGAAATTTACAACGGAGATAGCAAGGTAGGGGACGGTTACATCAGTGATTATGCAAACGATGTTTTGACAGTAGCCTATGCACTGGAACGTGCTGATAACAAATAGGGGGATGAAGATATGTATCAGACACAGGAAGAATATCAAAAAGGATATATAAGGAAAACTTTATCGACAAAGCGGATCCGAATTGGACGCTTACAATTGTGGATTGCCACATTTGAGGGGGAGAAAAATAAATGAATATTACTAAAATCAAAATTAGAAATTTGTTCGGCATAAAGGAATACGAGCAGGACGGCACAAGTATTGAGTTGTCTGGGACGAATGGAATCGGTAAAACATCTGTCATTGATGCAATCCGGTATGCACTTACAAATAAGAGTACCCGCAAATATGTGGTGCATAAAGGCGAGACAGAGGGCGAAATCATCGTTGAAACCGACAACGGAATCACAATCGATCGTAAGGCACGTACAAATGCTGCAGATTACAAATCCATAAAGAGAAACGGTCTGGAAGTCAACGGACCCGAAGCGTTCCTGAAAGATATTTTCACACCGCTGCAGCTTAATCCGGTTGAGTTTATGAGTATGTCGGAGAAAGATCAGAACTCTATCATTCTGGACATGATCGAATACAAATGGGATATGACCAACATTAACGAATGGTTCGGAGAAATCCCTGCGTGGGTATCATACGATCAGAATATCCTTGCTGTACTCAATGATATCCAGGCGGAGAGCGGAGAGTATTACCAGAACCGCAGGAACATTGATCGGGATATCCGCAATAAAAAAGCTTTTGTCGAAGAGATCGTTGCTACCATCCCGGATGGGTATGACGTGGAGAAGTGGGAAAAGGAACAGGCAGGGGAAGTATATAAGAAGATCGAGCGGCAGCTGAAGGAAAATCAGCAGATTGAAAAAGCGAAATCTCTGATTGAAAACCGTGATAACAAAGTCAGGAAGTTTGAAGCAGATAGGGAAATTGCGGTAGCGGCACTGGAACGTGAGATAAACACGCGTTCAGACCAGATTGAAAAAGATATCGCATCCCTGAAAGAACATATCAGAGCACTGGAAGTTGAAAAGGATGGTCTTGCATCTAAGAAAACCGACAAGATGGCAGTCATTGACAGCGATTACAAGGCAAGCATGGCAAAGTTTGACGCAGAGGTTGATGAATACAAAGACCTTGCTGATAAGGAACCGAATGATGTTACAGAGTTGCAGTCACAGGCAAAAACCATTGAGGATATGCAGAGTCACATAAACGAATATAAGAGAATGATGCGGATGCAGGATGAAATCACAGTAATGGGCTTAAAGTCTCAGTCACTCACAGACAAGATCGAAAAGGCACGTTCGCTACCAGGGGAGATTTTAGCAGAATGCACGATCCCGATTGATGGACTGACAGTAGAAAATGGTGTTCCGCTGATCAACGGACTTCCGGTAAGTAACCTGTCAGATGGCGAAAAACTTGATCTCTGCATTGATGTTGCAATTCAGAATCCGAACGGACTTAGCATCATCTTGATTGACGGAGCCGAGAAGTTGTCCAGCGAATGGCGTGAAAGACTTTACGCAAAGTGCAAGGAAAAAGGATTGCAGTTTATAAGCACAAGGACAACAGATGCTGATTGCATGGAAGTTATTGAATTATAAGGGGGATTTGATTAATGGAAAACGAATTATCAGAAGTAGTGCAGCAGCCAATATCCACCATTGGTTCGTTTGCAACACTTGATTCATTCAAAGAATTGTATGACATAGGAAAAATGTTTGCATCATCATCGTTGGTACCAGACACATATCAGGGTAAATCAATGGACTGTACAATCGCTGTTGATATGGCTAACCGTATGGGAGTTTCCCCGATGTTTGTCATGCAGAACCTTTATATTGTCAAAGGTAAACCGTCATGGAGTGGTCAGGCCTGTATGAGCATGGTAAAGGCATCACTGGAATTTACAGGAGTGACTTACGAATGGTCAGGTACTGAAAAAACAGACGAATGGGGTTGCCGTGTTGTGGCTACCAGAAAGAATACCGGAGAAATTATTAAAGGGACGGAGATCACTATCCAAATGGCAAAGGATGAGGGGTGGTATGGAAAAAACCCAAAGTGGAAGAATATGCCGCAGCAGATGCTTATGTACAGAGCTTCAGCGTTTTTTGCAAGGGCATATATTCCAAATGCGTTGATGGGGTGCGCGGTTGAGGGTGAAGCAGAGGACAGTGCAAAAACTGTTCTCCCTGCCGCACCGAATCCGTTGGGCGTATCTGAAAAAGTTATGAAAGAAGCGGAGGAACAATTCAAATGATTTTAACAGCAGAGAATTATTTCAGCCGTGAAGCTGACGAACAGTATTTGAGCGTGTCGCAGTACAAAGACTTCTGCGGCACATATGGAAAGCTGGGTTGTGAGGAACATGCCCTTGCTAAACTTCACGGTGATTGGATTGAGGATATGGAAGATTCCGTTGCCTTGATGGTTGGTTCTTACGTTGACGCGCATTTTGAAGGAACACTGGATCTGTTCAAGGCAAAGCATACATCAATTTTCAAAAAAGATGGATCACTGTATTCCCAGTACAACAGAGCCAATATAATGATCAACCGCTGCGAGAGAGACGAACTGTTTATGAGTTATATGTCCGGAGAGAAGCAGGTAATCATGACGGCTGAAATGTTCGGGACGCAATGGAAAGTCAAGATAGACAGTTATCATCCGGGGAAAGCCATTGTTGATCTGAAGACCTGCCAGAGTATCACAAAAACATTTTGGCATGGAGATTCCGGTTATATGAATTTCCTTGCTGAATGGGGGTACTACATTCAGGGAGCTGTTTATCAAAAAGTTGTTGAGATAAACACAGGAGAAAAGCTTCCGTTTTTCATTGCTGCGGTCAGCAAGGAAGACGAACCTGACATACAGGTAATTGCAGTGGAACAAACCTTGCTTGATGAAGCGCTGGCAGAGGTTGAAAAGAACACACCGTCAATCCTTGCATTAAAGGCCGGAGAGGTACCGCCGATCAGATGTGAATTATGTGACTATTGCCGTCACACAAGGATTCTGCAGCAACCTAAATGGTCAAGCGAACTGATTGGAGAAGCATGAAAGATTCAATTGTGGTTAACATGAAATATGCTGACTACGACCTGATAGATGGGACACCGAGCATAGAAAGACACCATGTGTTCGGTGGACCCAACAGGGATAAGTCAGATGCAGATGGGTTGTGGATTCCGCTTACAAAAGAACACCACACCGGAAAAATGAGCGTGCACATGAATCATGAAATGAGCGTCATGAGTCATATCATAGGGCAGCTTGCATGGGAAAAACACGCGGTAGCCGGAGGGATGTCAGAGGATGATGCACGAGAAGCTTTTCGAAAGCGGTACGGTAAAAACTATTTGTGAAAGGAGTGCTATGCAATACAAATTTATTATCCCAGGCAGATTGCAGGGGTTGAATGAGTATACATCAGCCAATAGACGTAATCCTCGTGCGGGTGCAGAGGTAAAAAGAGACTGCGAGACACTTGTTATTTATATGATAAGGCAACAGTTAAGAGGTTTGCATATAAGTAAGCCAGTATTGATCTATTATCACTTCTACGAGCCAGACAGGAGACGTGACAATGACAATGTTCTGTCCTGTGCATCCAAATTTGTGCAGGACTCTCTGGTAAAAACTCAGGTGCTTGCAGAGGATAACCAAGAATGTATACACCGATTTTATTTTGACACTGATGTAGATCAGCAGAATCCACGAATTGAGGTCACATTGACCGAACTTACACCGGAGCAGCAAAAAATGAATCTCGCTGATATCTTAAGGCAGTTGGGAGGGTGAAATGGCAGATCGAAGAATGTTTGCACAAAAAATAATTGACAGTGATGCTTTTTTGGATATGCCGCTTAGTTCACAGGCTTTGTATTTTCACTTATCTATGAGAGCAGACGATGATGGATTTGTTTCAAAGCCAAAAAGCATACAGCGGCTTGTAAAGGCGGCAGATGATGATATGCGCATTTTGATATCGAAGAGATACATTTTGGCATTTGACACTGGAATAATCGTCATAAAACACTGGAAAATTCATAACTACATCAGGGCAGACAGAAAGACAGACACGATTTACGAGGAAGAAAAAAGTATGCTTTCTGAGAAGAAAAACGGATCATATACCGAAGCGGATGGAAACAGAATGGTGCCTATTTGTACAGGAAAAGACGACATGTCAACCATATGTCAACCATATGACAACCAACTGTCAACCAACTGTCAGCATAGGTTAGGTAAGGATAGTATAGGTAAGGATAGTATAGGTAAGGATAGTATAGGTAAGGATAGTATAGGTAAGGATATAGGGGACGGTATACCATCCCCAGCGCGTACAAAATTCCAAAAACCCTCTATTGATGATGTAAAGGAGTACTGCACTGAGAGAAACAATTCGGTTGATCCAGAACGATTTGTTAATTATTACGAATCGAATGGATGGAAGGTAGGGAAGAACCCCATGAAAGACTGGAGAGCAGCTGTCAGGACATGGGAGAAAGGAAGCAGGCCACAGAAGAGTACACAGCTTGACGAATGGGCTGACGCATGACGAATGATGAAATGAAAAAATTGCAAATGGCAATAAGCGTTTTCTTCCCAAATTACCATCCTGAAAACAAAACTCAGGTAGTTGAGTTGTGGACTGATGAATTATCCGATTACAGCTATCACGATATCTCAAACGCACTACACACATATGTTGCGATAGATCACACAGGATTTGCCCCAACAATAGGACAATTGCTCCATTGCCTGACAATCGCTGATGAGGATTTAGGAGAACTGGAAGCGTGGTCGATGGTACGCAAAGCAATCCAGAACGGCATATATAACAGTGTTGCTGAATTTGCAAAGCTGCCGCCGGTTATACAGAAAGCCATAGGAACAGCAGACAATATCCGTGAAATGGCAATGATGGACTCTGATGCGTTGGAATCAGTAGAGCAATCACAATTTGTAAAAAATTACCGCGTGCAGCTGCAACGTGATAAGCAGATCAGGAATCTTCCACCGAAATTACAGGATGTAATCGGAATATCACTGAAAGAGGTTCCGTTTCTCACTGACAAAGAAAAAGGAGAAATACCAGAACCAGAACCTGAACCTGCAGGAACATTTGATTATGAATCAAAGATTGAAGAACTGAAAAGGAAGTG